CAAGGCCAAGGTGATTGAGGATTGTCAGCATGATTTGACAATTATTAAAATAAGATTGACTTAGGTCTTTAATTTTTATTATTTTTTATTATTCGTCTACAAAAGTCCATACCTCATCTGAAAATACTTGTTTGACAATACTTGGTTTATAATATTTATGAGCCACAGTTGTGTGGAAAAAGTTTGTTTCCTTCTTACCCAATTTCATAAGTTCAATAAACCAATTATAACTTGAATTCATACAATGAACTTCTTTTGCATTTTCAATGATTGAAATATAATCAAAAATATTTGGAACATTTGATTCAAAGTATTCTTCTTTCAAATTTGTCACTTTACTATGAGGCTTGAAAACATCAAATTCAGTGTCAACATTTATAACCCTACCCCTCTCTGGGTCATCATGAACAAATATGTATGGTTTTTCAGGTGGTTTGAGTTCTCTCTCTGGTTCTCTTATGAGTTTGAACTTTGTTCTCATGTATTCATGAGGAATACCTGCTTGGTTATACACTACCTCGGACCAATTAGACCGACCTTCCGTTTGTGTCCATTGAGCCCAAGTATTATCGTCCATACCATATGTTGAAAGTGGAATTATTCTAGAACCGTATTCATTTTTACTGTGATAATCCATAACTTTTTGCACTTTTTGCCAAACATGTTGGGGGTTAGTTGTGTCAACAAAAATAAAATCAATTTGGTCTCCCAAATCACGATACATGAAACGCATCAATATTTCATGACAAGTCTTTGCCACCACAACAACTTTGTCGTCTTCTGCGAAATGCCTGACCATACCATTTAACATAATGGCATCGCCAATACCCATATGGTTCAATAAAATCTTCACCATCTATCTTTAATTGTTTCAAAAACTTTATGTATCATTTCGGTACTAACAAATTGACTATTTCCCACATACAAACCACACTCATTTAACCTTTCGGCATTTGGAACCTTAACTGTATCCTTCCATTTTTCAAGGAATGGGTGAAGCAATAAATTACCCGCAACTACTGGTCTTGTTTCGACTTCCAAGTCATCCAATATTTTCAATAATTTTTGTTTGTCTTCTCGGGACTTACAAATAAATGGAAAACAGAAACTACTATTTCCCTCATCATATGGTGGAACATAAAATTTATCTTTGTCCAAGTTGTCAATAAAATATTTATAATTTTCACGGCGAATTCTAATACTCTCATCCAACCTCTTCAATTGTTCCAAACCCAAAACAGCGTTGAATTCTGTGCTTCTAAAGTTGTAGCCATCTGTCAAGAACAAAAACCGTGGATCTAAGTTTGGAAACATTTTTATGTTATATTCATAATTCTTGGGTGAAAGATTTCTAGCCATGCCGTGACTTCTCTTCAATTTCATGAGTTCGTAAAGATTATCATCATCTGTGCAAACCATTCCACCCTCCACAGTTGTCATGTGATGACCATAGTAGAAACTAAAAGTGCTCCCCGTTCCACAACCTCTCTTTGCCCCATCGGGACCTGTGAGTCCGTGGGATTCACAAATGTCTTCCAAGAATAGCGCGTTAGGGTATTTTTCTTTGAGAGCCTCAACTGGTGCGTTGAGACCAAGTAAGTGGGTGATGAAAACTATTTTAATATCTTCGTCAGGTAATTTTGACACATCAAAACTAAATGTCTCAAAGTCTATATCAACAAATACTGGTTCCAAGCCAACCTGGAATACGGGGGCAACATTGGTAACCCAGGTACAAGCTGGGACCAAGACGCGAGATCCATCTGGGATGTTGTAAAGTTCCTTAACAGCTGCCAATAGCAAAAAGTTAGCAGTGCTCCCAGATGTAACAAAGAGAGAGTTCTTACAACCCAACCAGTCTGACCACTCCTTCTCAAATTCTGCGACCTTCTTACCATTGGTGTATTTATCAGTAGAGTTAATAAAGTCTATAAGTGTTTTTTTATCTGACGAAGTAATCGCGTCGTTCATTAACGGCCACCACATCTTTAAGTATTTAGGTATTTATGTCTTTAACCCAATTGCTTGTAAAATTGATCTTGTTTGTCTTGGCGCTCAACTGACTTTACATGCCATAGACCAATGAGAGGATTAGCTTCAAGACTAATCGCCTTTTCATAACCTTCTACCCGCTCATGGAGGTTCTTTGTCCAACGAATAGAAGACTTGTTTCTGAAGATGCGACCTTGGAAATCTGGCCAGTTAATGAAACCGGCTTCATTGATTGTGAAATTGCAGTTTTGAAGCCATTCACCAGTTGCACCTGGGCAGATGTTCATTCGTGGAATGAAAATGCAGTCACAATCTGTATCAATAATTGGTTTCTTCATGTTTTGAATCAACGGTTCTTGTGGAATTTCATCCGCATCAATCATGAAAATAAAATCACCCTTGCACTGATCAATGTGATAATTGCGATGAGCTGCGAAATCACCGTCGTGTTCTCTGTGACAGACTGAAATAGTGTCAGCAAATTGTTCCAAAACTTTCTTTACTTCCGGTGTTTCTTTTCCAGAATCAACCAAAACATTAATATCATCAGTGCTTTCTTTTACTTTCACAAGAAAAGACAAAAGAGAATAAAGTTCTTTGTCTTCGTTGCAGACCTCAACAGCATATGTAAAAGTTGGTTCTTCCTTGATCTCCATTATATAAATTAAAGAGTTCAATACTTTAAGTATTATAATGAGTGCCTTTGAACTTAAATTTTTAGAAATTGCTCGCCTTCTCAAAAAGAGTGTGTTGCCACAAAAAATCAATTTAAAAAAGTTTAGATTGGGGGACCACCGAGATGGTGGATATGTTGTAGCAGAACTTGAGGATGATAATTATGATGCACTTTATTCTTATGGGTGTGATGATAATATTACATTTGAAAAGGCTTTCCACGATAAATATAAAAAACCTTGTTATGTTTATGATCCATTCAAGGGTATAACCGACAAACCAGATTTTATTGAATATTTTGAAGAAGGTTTGGCTCACACTAATTTTATTGACAAAGATAATCGTAAATTTGGAACAATTGATGAACATATTCAAAAAAATGGTCACACCGAAAGTAAAAATCTTATGGCACAAATTGATGTTGAGGGTTCGGAATGGAATGTTTTGGCAAGTGAAATAAAAAATTTAAAAAACTTTTCACAACTTTTGATTGAATTTCATATGCCATTAATGCCAGATCAATTTCTTAGAATGGAACCATTTATCAAACATGTTTTTGAAAAATTAAATGAAGATTTTGTTTGTGTCCATTTCCACGGAAATAATGCTCCTCTCCAACCATGGTTAGATGGATATTTCCCAAGAATGTTTGAAGTCACCTATGTCAGAAAAGATCTTATCAAGGAACATTCACTTGAAACTGAACCATCCCCCATGGAGGGTCTTGATTACGCNTGTGCAACTGATAGACCCGATATTATTGTAAATTATTGGTTAAACAAAAGACTCTATGATTAATAAATATAATGTTTGGAAAAATTATTGGAAGATTTTTTTTGGAACCCCATTGTGGTTTAAAAGGAGACGATGAAGAAGGAACAGTGACTGTTTCGGAATTAGTTGAAACATTTCTTTTGTGGTCACATTGGAAGAACCAATTAAATGGAAGTTTTAAAAAAATTAAATTATTTACAATGTTTGAAACAACAGATGTTCATCCAGGTATTATAAAATCAATGAAAATATTTGATGAGGTTGTTGTTCCATATGATTACCTCAAAGAAATTTTGGTAAAACACGGAGTTAATGCAGTATCCCTAAATTGGTACACATCTGATTTAATTAGAATGAAACCATTTGTTGTTCCCAAAGCTATGGACAAAGAAAGAAAAATATTTTTGTATGTCGGAACAAATGATAAAAGAAAGAATGTCACTACCCTTACAAAAGTTTTTGCTAAAGCTGCGGAGGGAACAAATCATTTATTAATTGTTAAGACAAACAAAGAAGATGAATTGACACAAACAAAAAATATTCAAATTATAACTGAAAAAATTCCATTAGAAAGACTTGCAAGTTTATATAACTTATGTGATTATGTCATTTCATTTACAAGAGGAGAAGGAGTTGGATTACCAATGTTAGAAGCAAATTATTTTGGAAAACCAGTTATATGTCAAGACCAGGGTGTTTTTAGGGATGTAAAGAAAGAAGTTAAATCAGGATGGATTACCCTACCCTCTAAAGAAATACCTATTGATTTGGAAGGAGTTCCAGAATTTTTACATGAAGTATTTTATGGAACATGGTTTGATGTATCAGAAGACAGTGCTCTTGATATAATAAAAAATATCATGTTACAATAAGATGCTCTTAGCAATCGTACTTATTATAATAAATATATACATTCTGTTAAATACTAGAGAGCCTAAAAATTTTAGAAATGTCAAGGAGCGTTATAGAACTTTGAGAGAACATTTAGCAACCCACGAAAAACCAGAGTTCCGTAAATTATCTACACAAATTACATTGGTTGCGCACCAGGAACAATATTTCAGGACGCTTGGGTACAACACTAACAAGGGATACGAAATAGGTTTGTGTATTGATGGTTCACCAAATGAGATAATGCACGTCCTTCTTCACGAGCTTGCCCACTCAACTGTCCCAGAGTATAGTCATAGTAAAAAATTTTGGAATCAAACGGATGAACTCAAAAAAATTGCCAATGAATTAGGTATTTATACACCCATCAACAATAAGACAAGATTTTGTAAGTCTGTCATACAGGATAATTAAAATATTTTATTAAATTAAAGTCACGAGATGCTTGACATCGAAATTATAAAAATGGCCTTCACATGGGTTTTTATGTACATGTCCATATTGGCTCAGAACTTTTCAGATGGTTATGGTTTTAATTCATTTTGGATGTTTGCTGTCATACCATTTTTGTTACGCTTCATGAATGGAAGTGGATTCCTTCATGTTAAATGGACATTCTTGCTTGCCATTGTTGTGTTGTCTGGGGCATTGGCGTTTGCGTTCTCTCTCACTAACCCACAACTCCAAAACGGACTCAAGGAATATGGCAGAAACAAGAGAAACACTGTAAGGTTTACCTTCCTCTACATGGGTTTCCTTTTGTTCTCACTCCTTTTCTTAGGCTATTTCTGGCGTGATGGACCATTTGCTGATACCCGCGTAGTCATGAATGTTGAAAATTTGGGAATGGGTAACAATAATATTTGAAAAACTTGAAATTTTTCAAACATATCAATATATGTTTTCAAATAGATAAAAATAAATAATTACTTTTTGAAAATGTATCGCTGAAGAATAAAGTAAACAATTGCGGCAACCAAACCTGTTGAGGCGAGACCCACGGCAGAGCGACCACCCATATCATTCATGAATCGTGGAACAGTTGAGGAAAGCTTTTCCTGGACTGGTTTGCTAATGGCTATGGCGGCACAAACACCAACGATAAGGGCTTCCATTTGATCATCTGTTAAGTTGAATGGATTCTTGTTTTGTGGTGGTGGGTTTGGTGTTTCCATTGTGGGAGTTGGACCAAACGCTGGTGCGTTTTGTGGAGCAACATTCTGGATAGTTTGCAATCGTGGATCAGCGCTCGCAGCTGGGGGGTCCATGAGACCAACCGCTGACCCTCCCCCGCTGTATGAATCAACAATATCTGAAATTGGTGTAGAGTCCATCGCTATTTGTTGTTTATTTATATTTTTTTCTTCGTATTTCGCATCCATTGGTGGGGGTGGAGACATGGGAGGCATATCTGGACCAAGTGTTTTATCTTCTTTTGTTGGAACTAAAGTTTGTGGTGGTGGCACATAAGCATTCAAAGGAACCATGCCGTCATCATTCATGCCTAAATTCAATGTATCCATTTAGTAAATACTTATGTTTTATGAAAAATAATGTGACGCAATTATTTTGCTTTTGAAATTGTAATTCCTGTTTTTTTGTCCGCCTGTTTAACAGATTTGGAAGAAGCTGAAGTTTCATATTTGGGGTTATACATTTTCTTATGTGCTTGCCAAAATGTTTGGGAACCAACTTTAAATTTGGGGGGAGGATATTTAGCCTTGTACCAAAATACACAATCCTCTATTTTATTAGATTTAACAGTATTATCCAATACAAGACACTCAAAATTTTCGGTGCATGCATCCATTGTTTTACCAAATAGGTCAAATGTTGGGAATATACCAAAGAAATTTTTCCATAAACGCTCTCTATTCGCAACAATGTTCTCACGAAGAATAAAAACATAGTCTATATTTGCCCTTAATGCGGGTGGTAAGTCCATACAATACTGCATAGAAAGCATAAAAAATATCTTCCAGTGTCTCCCATTCATAAAAATTTGTCTCATGCATGTATCCTTTAGGAATTTATTGTCATACATACAATCATCTAAAAGTAGGAATGTTCCAATATTTTTTTTTGTATTCTCCCTCATTAATTTCTTTTGTCTCGCCATAACTCTATCAATTGCTTCTCTGTCATATTCGCCATATATAAACAAATCTGGTATAAACTGACCATAGAAACCATTTCCCTCTTCTGTGCCAGATTGAACCACCCCCGTTGGTATATGCTTTTTATGATACATAATGTCCCTAATCAGGTAAGATTTCCCTGTGTTTCTCTTACCAATGAAGACACAAATTTTATCATCTGCCATCTTCCTAGGGTCAAACTTCTTAAGTTGTAAGTTAAGAGATGACATCTTATTAAAACATCCCGTTTTTTTTATCAATTTTTTACTCACATACTATAATAGATGAGTCTCAAGCTCGCAGCCAAGGGTGTCCAAGATTCTTGGTTTGTTGGAAATCCTCAGATGTCCTACTTTTTTATGAATTACAAGAGACATTCAAAATTTTCCCTGGAACAGAAGGAGTTACCTTTTGATGGGGTTCACGATTTTGGAAAAGACCTCTTCTGTGATATTCCATATTCCCACGGAGATTTAGTAAAAAATTTAGCTCTTAGACTTACAATTAATGACATTCAGAGTGATGAATATCCTGAAACGGTAAAAGGGAGAGATGGTATGACTTATATTCAAAATATTAATTTCCCATATGTCCCATCTATGTTTACTGAACTCGTGGAACATGTAGATTTAATAATAGGTAATCAACTCATTGAAAGATTACCAGGGGAATACATTTACATTCATCAGCAATTGAATAATAGTGAATCTGATACAAAAAATTCATTAAAAAAAATTAATGGTCATGGTGATTTTATAGATAATTTTACTGATGATGCATTAGATGATGTTTATAAGACTGTTGCAGCATCAATGGATGATTACAATTCAAATACTTTCAATACATACATTTTGGATTTGCCTTTTTACTTTTTCAGGGCTCCAGAATTATCAATACCCATGTGTGCCCTCAAAAGACAAAAAATTGGATTACGATTAAAACTCAGAGAATTTGATGATATTATATTTGGTGGAAAAAGAATAAATCATATAAATGGTCACCAAGTTAAATCATACATTCAATCAGTTTCACTTGAAGCAACATTTGGGTTTCTAGAAGAAAGAGAAAGACAATTTTTAATGACAAGACCCTTGGATTATGTGATTACACAAGTTCAAATTGCTCAGTTTAATATGGAATTTCCCATGAATAAACGGAGTGTCATGTTGAATTTTAAAAATCCAGTAAAAGAAATGTTTTTTGTTGTACAAAATGATACATATAAACAATTTAACAATACCCTAAGATTCCAAGAAATTAAAAGAATTGAATTAAGGTTTAATAATCAAGTTGTATTCGATGGTAATAGAGAATTTTTAGTCTATGACCAACCAATGGAACATCATGTTAATATACCAGAACAGAGAACAATGAGATATAGGTATAAACACAATGAATTCATTGATTTTGATACATCATCAGAGTTTGGTATGTATAGTTTTGCATTAGAACCCGAAAAACCATATCCAACAGGACAGGTAAACATGAGTCGTATAAGTCATCAGATGTTAACAGTTGAAATAGAACCAAATATATCAGATGTATATTGTGCTAAAACATATGGTCATGTTTTTCCAAAATCAGATGCAGAAGAGGGAGATATACCTATTCTTTTGAGATATGAAATGGGAAAAAACTCACCACCAGTTAAAAGTTTCTCAAAAAGTAAAGATAATAAAGTAAGGGTTTATGCACTAAGTTATAATGTCCTCAGAGTAGCGAGCGGATTAGCTGGTTTAAAATTTTAACTGTTATTAGTAGGAATGGCTGGTCGTCTCCAAATTGAATCAGTCGGTAAACAAGATAAATTCTTGACCGATGACCCAGAATTTAGTTTTTTTAGCCAGGTACATAAAAAACATACACACTTCTCAAGACAAAATATTAAGATTGAATCACCCAAACCAATTGATTTTGATCAAATAACAAGGTATAGAATTCCACAAAATCAAGGAGATCTCTTGACAAAAATTGCATTTGAATTTGAAATGGATCCAGTTATTTTATATAATCATGGATACGTGGATTCATTTGGTCATGCATTATTTGATTATATTGATTTATACATTGGTGGTGTGTTGGTTGAAAGAGTAAATACAGATTATTTACAAGTTTTTTCAGAACAAAGCATTACACAAACAAAACAATATGGTCTTTCAAAAACTTTAGGTAAATCAGTTGTTCAAGATGCAACCGATGACTACACAAAACAATATGCTGTCGTTAATTATAATCGTCCACAAAAATTTATAGTAAACATACCATTTCATTTCTATCAAAAACCAGAATTAGCTGTACCAATCTGTGCAATAAAAGAACAAGAAGTTGAACTTGAAATAAAAACAAGAAAACTTGAAGAACTCATCCTTTCTAAAAGTTTTACAAAATTTGTGTATCCAGAAACTCCATACCAAGCAGCAGATGATTTATCCACGAGACAAAGGGTTTTAGATATTAGATATATTCCAGATTTAGATACAAATCAAAAAGATGGAACAACATTTGGTGGATTCGGTATGATTACATCACAGTTGAGAATATTAAATAGATTAACACCATACATATGGGCTCATAGAGGGGATAAAATTGAGTATTATGGTGTTAATAGCAAGTATGTAAGAGAAAGTGTTGACAATTTAACATATGAATCTATTGCGTATACTAGATTCCAATCAAACTTTTTATATCGCCAAGATGATCCTTCTTTCCCAGATGATCAAAGAATTACAAGTGGTAGAATTATTGGCACAGGTACACAGTTCCATTCAAGGGGTATGGGTGTAGC